ACAAGCTCGACCGAATCCAGAATATCGGGGGTGTAAGTGGTGTGGGATGCCTTATCTCTGGGGGTGCCAAGGTTGGCCACCACGTTTGACAAGCCATCAGCCAGCCAAGTGCCGTTCGAATCACACCTCACTCGGGGCTTTTCGGTCATGCGAATCCGCTCCATGAGTAGCCGTCCGAGGCAATGACAAAAACCTTGTTCAGAGCATCAATCATAACGTCCGTCTGGTCGTCATGCTTATGGCTGTTGTCATGCTTGAAGCTGGCCACCTCTGAAATCATCTCGTAATTCCTCTCGTCTCCGTATGGTAACACAACTCGCTTGTCAGAGTGAAATGCCTGCACATCCATGGCTCGCGTCAGCTTGTCATTGCTGCGGGGGACTGGGGTTATCTTGATGGGGAGCCTGCCCTCCAGCTCCTGGATCAATCCGGTACCGCTCGACTTATCCTCTACCATTACATGGCGCAATACGCCTTTAGTCTTGTTGGACGCCCAGGCAGACTTTACAAAATCCTCAAAACCTCGGCGCAAGGCCTTAGCATTCATTCTTTCGCGATGGTAGGACAAGCGGTAAATCCTATTTTCAAAAACGCCCCACTCAGCAAATACGGTCCAATCGTTCCATTCGTTGGTTTTCTGAGCGGTGTCTACAGTAATCAGCCGGTACTCGTACTTTTCCGGCTCAGGCAAGTCTGCGCCGTCCTCTTGATCCCCATAATACAGAAAGTCATCTGCTGAGAATATGCCGCCATCAAGCTTCTCCGGGTTTTGGTCGTACTGGCTGGCATATGTGTATGGGTGCGCCTTTTTCAGAGCCACCAGGTCGTGCACCGACTCCTTGCTGGGCCAGTATGACCACTTCCCATCTATCTGCTCAGTATGGCACACATCACGAATGCACCGTTCGCGGATACCGTCGGGCAGGCTGTTGATGTACTCCATATCAATCATGGCGGGTATTTTGATATGCAGATCGATCTTTAGACCCATGCCGCCAGACAGTAGGAACGCCGTTGAGTCGTCAACATGGCCGCGCTGCTGCACCGCTACAAACGGCGTTCCGCTATGCGCCTTACGACTGCGCAACGTGTTGACTAGGCGAACATGCGACTTCTTGCGCTTGGCCTCACTGAACAGGTCATCGATTTTGTCCCAGTCGTCCGCCTGGATATGGCCAGTGTACCCCTCCCCCATATACCCACCACGCACACCGGTAATCTGACCACCGCTGGAGCGGCTGAATAACTGATGCTTACGCTTACCATTCTGCTCAACTGTCCAATCATCAACCTTGTCCTTGCCTATGTCGAATGGGTAGAACTGCTGAAATTCAGACGATTTGACCAGTGACCTCGCCCGCTCGCTGTTCTCGTCAACGAGGTCTTTAGAGTAGCTGGTGTTCAGAATACGGACGCGAGGGTATTTGACCATCGCATAAACCGGCAGGTGGACAGAGAAGAACTCTGTCTTTGTGCCTCCCGGGGGGATATTGATAATTACGTTCTGGGCCTGCCCGCTCAGCATCTTCTGAGCTGCCCAATCGAAATAGTGGTGATGCCAGTTGGTTCGGAACGAGTCGCCTTGAGTGATGTTGAACCATACGGCAGTAAAAGCAAGCGGGGAGGTTTCTGCCGCGGCGGCGATAGCCAGTTGTTCCGCGGCACTGAGGTTTTCCCATTCGATGGGCTTAAAGGCCATTACTCGGTCAGCTTGGCTGCCAATGCCGCGGCTAGGCTCGGGTCTACGGATTTGGGGCTCATTGACCCGTCCGGTGAGGTGTGGGCGATGTCCTGCTTATCAACCCATCCGAAGTTCTTGAGGGCAAAAATTGCCCCGGTTGGCTTATCCCCGCATAACCGCATTTCGTAGTGCCACTCGACCAGGGTCTTGGCTCTTTTTACAGAGTCAGAAAATCCATCGTATTTCAGGTACTCATCGATGCTTTGGCGGGAGGAGAACCCCAGGAATAATGCAAGCCCAGTCCACGTTACCGGCTCCTTTTGCTCATCGCAGTACCAACGGTATTCTTCGACCTTAGCGTCGAATTCCTCCGGTGTTGCGTAAAGTCTGGGTCTGCCAACGGGTCTTGCCATGAATATCTCAGGGTTAGTGTGCCATGCCGCCAGTATACCCCAAAAAAAAGCCCACGCAAGGTGGGCAAAAGTCGGGGCTGCTTCCATGCGCCTGCTAATCCGCGCAGGTTGCGGGGGGATGTTCGATGCCGGTTACGCTGTCCGGCTCTGGCGTTGGCGCAGCTGCTATGCCAGCCAGACGGTTTGTGATGTTGTGGCCGGACTCTGGCCCGCATACTCGGCCCGGTTCGTGGCACGGATCACGGCGCTCTGGTACGGATTCCTTACGGGCTGTCTCTTTTCGTCCACTGGCTTTGTCCAATTTTGTCCAGTGGGTTTACTTACCGGTATCGTTCGCCGTATGGCTTTCGCCTGCGCATCCACAACATCTGGAAGGGCTTTGTGCCTCTAGCCGGGGCCTACTAAAATTCAGCTTGTCCAGCGCCAAAGCCCTTCCAGATGCCCACTGCTTACCAGGCAATGGGGTCGGTCTTGCACATCATACCAAAACTCTCCGCATGGCGCACAGCGTTTTCAGTACCACGGAATATCAGGCGCCTTCAGGTCCACCGCATCGTGCGGCGAATACTCGCGGGCGGGGGCGTCGATCATGCCGAGAAGCCGCTCATGCCAGGGGTTTTTAGGCTGTGGTGGCTGTGGCGGGGCGTCGTTCTGGGGCGAGACCCACTCAATCGGGTCATGCATTGCTGGCACCCCGTCGTCTCGGGCTGTACAGGTTGTTTTCTCTTGCTGGTTGGAAGTCTTTCATATCCGTCTCCTGTGTTAGACCGCCGCTACACCGCACATCGGTAGCGGGCTATTGCTGCGAATAGGTGATTCATGGCTTGGGATCCAGGTTGTCGAGTTCGGCGAGTAGGGCGCGGGCTTGCTCGATTGACCCGAACGTTCCATCTCCATTAGTCCACTGATCGACCACCGCTCCCAAAGCCCCCCGTAGACGGTGGTGGTAGTTGGCGCAAAGCACGATGTAATCTGCATCATCTTTGCTCAGCGCCTCGTCTCCGCATTTGCAGCCAGTCTCAACAACCTCAACGATCGATACAGAATCGGGGTAGTGATAGATTGCAACCGTCTCGCTGTCGTGGATGCCACAAGAGGCCTCGCTCACCACCCAAGGCAACTCGGTATGCTTACTAGTCATTTGTGTTCTCCTTAGCACACTTACGAGCATGAAAATCCGCATAGGTTAAGGCCACTACGCCATCCGCACGGTCAATCCAGTTAAAAGTGATATGCTCCAATTTTACGCCATGCTGCGCCGAGAGCTCTCTGGCGATATGCTCGATCTCCCGCATTGCCTGTTCGGTTGTCATAATCTATCTCCTCTCAATTTCCCCAATCGCCCCGCAACCAGGGCCATTCGTCGCCCAAGGTCTCGAAGACGACTGTCTGTTTCCTGAGCGGTTGGCGCGGCTTCTGCTATTCTTTTGGCGGCAGACCGAATGTCTTCAGATGACAATCCAGGGGCTGGCCACAAAGCCCCTTTTGCTTGCTTTCTCATACTGCCCACAAAATCCAGTTAACCAACGGCTCCGCGCACAGCATGATAATGATTGCTGTTATCAGCCATCCGGTTCCACCCTGTTTCTGCTGCTCATGCCGCGCTTTAGCGGCCTTTCGCTGGCATACCATGATCATGCTCATTTCCGAATGCCCCCCTGCCAAAAAGCACTCCCTATGACTGTCGTTTTATGGGCCCACGGCGCTACAACTACTGTTCCAGCCATTGAAACCCCAGAAAACGTAACACGATCACCAACAACCAATACATTGCCAGCTATAACAGACCCTCTGAAATGTTGATCGCTGGTCGCCACTACAGCGTCTGCATTTGCATGCTCATCGCAGAATTCAACACATGAAAACCTGAAACGCTCATGATCAGATTTAAGCATCAACCCAATGGCCGACAAAACAGCCCTAATTGCGTTTTTCATACCACACCCCTTATTACCTGCAATATCAATCGGTTAGTCTCGTTGAGTCGATCATAATCATGATAAAGCCCTCGCTCGATTAGCCGCAATCATTGTTTTCCTAGTCAGCCTCTCCCGGCTCGGCCCTAACTGCCCGCATAGAGCCAGGGCACGCTTACCAGCCTCAATCCGCTCCTCGCGCCCCTGGTGGTACGCCAGAACGCGGTTAGCGGCCCTGACCTGCTGCCGCGCTCGGTTGAGGTCTTCTCCCACGTCTCTCAGCCATTGGGTGCCGTGGTAGATGGCCGGCCTTGGGTGCTGGGGGGTGGTTTTTATGGTTAGCATGATCGTTTGTCCTTTGGTTGTTTGCCGCCCCGTAGGGCGGCTGGTTGAGGTTAGGATCACTCTTCGTACTCTTCGTAATCACATATCAGCGCGTGGACCACCTCCAAATCTTCCGGGGTCACGTCCGATCCATTCCAGTACGCGCCGTCTTCGATCAGGTCCTTGGCGCCCGACAGATCGCAGACCGCGTCATGCCCTCTTTTCATCTCCTCGATTAGCTCGCCCACGTCGTCACAAGCGATAACTTCGGGCTTCCGGTAGGTATTAATGCTTAAACCACTAATTGTGCTGAAATTGATAAACATATCTCTATCTCCGTTTTGTTTGTCTTCCGATCTCTCGACCGTGATTACAGTATAGGGATTTTATACTGCTGTGTCTAATATTGTTTTGTTATGGGTTGTCGGTTTTTTATTCCACAATCCTAGGCTTCCTGTAAATCGCCTTTGTTTACACTTTGTCATTTCCTGGGGATTTCCTCTCCCCATGGGGAAAATCTATAACTTGTTGATATTGTTATAGTTCTCCTGATTGGCGGATTCCTTGGGGCAGCCATGGGGCAAATTTTGCCCCAACGTAAGTCATTGATATATAAAGATAAAACAATATATATATATAATATGGGGATAATATATGTAGGGGGGGTATGTATATTTCATATTTTGTATATTTATTGATCTATACGTGTGTTATTTAGTCTACTTTTGATATAGGGATATATAGAGGGGTGGGTGTCTTAAATTTGCCCCCAAATCACTGCAAGCCAGAAACCACGCGGCCTAGACGTGGGGAGAAAGTTTCCCCATGGTTGCCCCGATCTTCCCCATGGTTGCCCCACCACCCCACTTTCCATTGTTTCTGCCTGTGGATAACTAAGGCTGCATCTCCCAGTGTCTCGGAAACCCCCTCTCCTTCTGAGAACACAAAAGCACTAGCGTGAACCCCTACAGTTTGCCGCGTGTTTACTTTGCGAATAAAAGCGCCTATCATCCAATCCAACCGATCCTATGATAACGGCGACCTAAGAAACGATGGATAGCAGTGCAACAGAATCAAAGCTCCAAGCCCGATCCCAATCGGGGGAGCACAACGGGGCCAGGTGGACCCTGACACTGACCAAAAGCGACATGGGCTTTTATGGGGCAGAGGCAGTCATTAGATATCCAGAACCCATGGGCGGGCACGAGGAGCGCATAGACTGGAGCGACGGAACCAGAGTTGCGGTTGTTGAGGGCGTGCTGCGCAAGATTAGAGAAGGTGAGCGCTTTAGCAACAACCCGTACAAGCAATGTGTAGACCAGATCATAGGGGCTATTGATGCCCGTCATGATGCCTCTAAGTCTCGCCCAACGCTGTTGGGAATCCTGGCCGACACCTATAAAGAAACAACCCTGCGGACAGCGCTGGAGCTATCTAAAAAAGGGTCAGATCTGCCCATGCGGGCGATATTCATAGGCCGTGCACTAGAGCTGGCCTTAATCGATAAACAACACAGGAAAACCATTGAGGAGTCAAAAATGGCTATCAACCCAAGCACCAACCCAACCCCCGAACAATTAAAAGCGATGCAGAAGGCTGTAAATGACTTGATTGCCCGGTTCTCAATCGCTGGCATAGCATACCTGGGAGGATACGACAGACAGGTGGTCAGCAATTGGAAGGGTCGGGGACGGGTATCCGCTCAAGCTGCTAACGACTTGTGCAAAATACGAGAAATAAAAGAGGCGGGGTTCACCCGTGAGAACCTTCGCCCGGATGTTCCTTTTTGGTATGTGGATTAACTGATCTCGACCTGTTATAGCCATTAAAAGTCAGGAGTCCATATGATACCGACCGATGAAATGGGCCTGCAGGAGTACATATTCCGCAAGGCCCATGACGAGGACATTAACCCGGCGATTGTTGCTCACTCCCTTGGGGTGCCAGTGGGGAACCGAGCATTATGGTGGAGCCCGCTGGATGACGACGATACAGAGGACGTTTATGTCGACAATATTGACCTGCTTGCGGGAGCCCAAGATGTGCTAAGTCTATTCGTTGACAGCTTATCCAGGAGCATCCAGTTTCCTCGCTCTACGGCGTTTCTCCATGGATTAGGGGTCATGTCTGCCGCCATGGTGGAGAAGTTTTTCTATGAGTCGCACGGTGGGCAAGTTGACACTGTGGCCCTGTATACCGTTGGTGCCCAACCGCCCAGCACTGGGAAGTCGTCGGTCGACCGGTATTTGACCGGGCCGATTTTTGAATCGTACGCCGAAAAGCGAAAAGAATCTGAAATACAGAGATCCGCATTAGCAGCAAAGCTAGCTCTGTTGAAAGGAGAACTGAAGAAGGCCAAAGGAGATTTTGAAATCGCGTCTCTTGTGCGGGAGATCCGGGAGGTCGAAGAGGATATCGAGAGCCACCCGGCTTACGTCTGGTCAGTCAACGACCCCACGCCCGAGGGGTGCGAAAAAGTGTTGGCTGGGAACGGCGGGTTCTTCAATGTGATCTCGGACGAGTCAAGCGCGGTCAAAGTGATTTTAGGCTGTGTGTATGGAGATAAGAGCTCTAACAACGGAATATTTTTACGGGCGTGGGACTACGGGTATTTATCGGTGGCCCGGTCCGGGCGCGATGGGTACGTGGGGCGGGTTAGGGGAGCCATGGCAGTTTTAGCACAGGACGCGAGCGTTAACACTATTTTAGAGGTTGGCCGTGAGGGGGAGGGGGTCAGCGAGAGGTTCCTAATCATTCGTGAGCGCAACCTACTCGGGAGCAGGGACCACACTAATTATGTGCCCATCGACAAGCGGGCCCAGGAAGAGTACGAAGCTATGGCCCAACGCGTGGCCGAGGAAACCGAAACGATCGTTCTGAAAATGTCACCTGAAGCTGAAAACCTGATTAGAGCGGTAAAGCAGGAGCAAGAGCCCATGATGGCTGACGGAGGAAGATACAACTCCCCCATGCTGCGTGGAGTTGTGGGGAAAAACGACCGGCAAATATCGCGAATTGCGTGTGTGCTACATGTTATTGATAACTGGTCTAGAAACGGCAAGAAAAGCACTGAGGTGGGGACGGCTCACGTGCTTCGCGCTGTGCAAATCTTTAACCAGTTGCTGCAAACCTACGTGGCAGCGGCAGACAGCAAGGGGTTTACTGGCATACGGACCGAGCTTGACTCCCTTATCGAGTCTCTGAAACGCTATGCAGGGAAAAAGAAAAACATCATTGACCTGCGCACACTGAGAGACAATATCAAAAACAAACCAGCATTTTCGGGCATTGAGGGGCTAACAGTCAAGATGCGGGAAGAATACCTGCCAAAACTTCAATCTACTGCGCACATCGTATGGGACAGCAATAACAGCAAAATCTATATTAATCCAAGGCTGGGAGAGTGAACAATGTCATACGCAGCAGGCAGCCGTACGGCGCGGCCGCAAGCAAAAACCATAGCGCAACAGCAGGGCGAGGCACCGAGCTACGCGCAGCGGGCGATTAAATACATTGAGGGATGCTCCACGCAAGAGCAGGTAAAGGCGGCGGTGGACAAGATTGACCACGACAGCATGGTCAACCAGGATCTTGTGGCTATGAATGAGTGGGTCGATATCGCCGCGGCGGTGGCCAAAGCTAAGATTAGGATTGAGGGCAACACCGTTTCCGAGGGGGCAGCGCAGGAGCCGAAGCCAGACGTGGGGACGCTCCAGAGTGGCGAGGGATTTCCCCAGCACACTCCTGTGGCGCAGGCCGTCAAAGCCGCCAACCTGCCCTACACCGGCGAGGCCATGATCCCCCGCGACTACCAGATAGAAGCCTACCACGCAATAGCCGAGCACATACGCCACTACCCGGGGCCGTTTTTTGTCGAGGCCAGTGTGGGCGCCGGTAAAACCATGATGATGGCCATGGTGGCCGCCCGGGCGCAAGAGGCTGGAATGAATGTCTGGATACTGGCCCGCCGTGGCGAGCTGGTAGAGCAAAACGCGGAAACGCTATGGGAATGCACAGTCAAAAACAGCATATACAGCGCCAGCGTTGGCCGAAAATCCACCCACTACAAAACCATTGTTGGCAGCGAGGGTACGGTGGCCCGGGCGCTGGAATCCGAGCTTTTGAACCAGGTGCCGGATATTGTGCTGGTCGATGAGTGTCACGAGGTCAACTTCCAGGACCAGGACAGCCAGTACATGCAGATATTCGCCGAGCTGATGCGCCGTAACCACAAGCTGCGCATTGTGGGATTTACGGGCAGCCCCTACCGGGGAACGCTGGATATACTGGGGGGCTTCTGGAAAAAGTGCGTTTACACAGTGCGCACCCCTTATTTGGTAGATCGCGGTTATCTTGTGCCCACTATTTTTGGGTTTGGGCATGATGACGTGCGCTATGAGCTGGAGGGGTTCGAAGCCCCGGACACCGACACGCACAGCGACTACACCGTGGCGCAGCTAAACGCCATGCAGCGCCAAATAATGAAGGACCCCACGCGTACCCAAAAAATCATGGCCGAGGTAATGGCCCTGACCGAAAACCGAAACGCGGTAATGATAACCGGCGCCGGCCACAAGCATTTGCAGGAAGTGGCCGCCTGTCTGCCGGACGATAGCTGGGTCATTATCACCGACAAGACCGGCAGCAAAGAGCGCCGGGAGTCCCTGAAGGCGGTGAGCCGGGGAGAGAAAAAATACATATTGCAGATTGGGTGCCTTACGACTGGGTATGACGAGCCGCTGATTGATACCAGCGTGATACTCCGGAAGATCGGAAGCCTGACGCTATTGGTCCAGCTATTGGGCCGGGGTATGCGGTTGCTGAAACAAAAGCACAAGGATGCGGGTTATCACAAGGTCGACCACCTAGTGCTTGACTATACCGATACTATGCCGGAGATGGCCGACAAGTACCATAACCCCATGCTGGAAAAGGCACAGCTATTCAAGGCCAAGCAGGATCACGAAACCATCAAGTGCCCAGAGTGTGACACCGAGAATAGCAAGTTTGCGCGTCGTTGCGTGGGTGAGAACCTTCTATCACCGGATAAACGCTGTGAATGGTTTTGGGTTTCTATCACCTGTGAAGAGTGCGGGGTCAAAAACGACTCCACGGCCCGGGAGTGCCGAAACTGCCATGCGACGATAAAAGACCCCAACGAGAAGCTGACCGGCAAGCACTACACGGACGACGACTGGCGGGAGGTGGTATCTATGACCATGAGGCCAACCAGGCCCAAAAAAGGAGCGAAGCACGGCAGTCAGGGGCTTGTTGTTGAGTACCTTGTGGTCCCGGACGGCAGGCCCCAAGAGCGAGCCCGCACAAAGACGGTCAACGGCCAAGAGCTGGAGGTGGCGACGGAAATATTCTGGCCACAAGCCAAGGAGAAATGGATGCTGGCGGAATGGAAAAACAAATTCCTGAGCCTGCACCTGGAGCGATCACAGCACGGCAAGCTGAAGGACAAGCACCCTGGCCAGATTGCCGGCATGGCTGAGCTGTTCGATGTGCCGCGGTATATAACCCATCGCGTTAACGACAAGGGGCGCAGCATAATACACCGCAAGCGGTTTGGAGAGTTGCCGAGGGACGATGATTAGCGGAGTCAGTCCATGGGCGGCGAGCAGGACGCCAACCTCCGTGCACAAGGCCGCATGGGAACGCTGCACCAAACCAAACAAAACGATATAAAAGCACGTCACCCTATAACAAACTATTTCATCGCCCGTGTTGCTTCTGTTTGGCGCGCGTTATAATATTGTGTACGGTAATTTCAACAATCACGGGAGAAAATCATGCAAATCGGATCAGCTAAGCAGCCCATCTTTGGGTTTGAAAACATGGTCAAGATGGCCAATGATGCGGGGATAAACGTCTACCGATCCGAAGAACTGACGAACGAGCAATACCGGGATCTGCCCGAGGTTTCCGCCAGCACACTGGTGGCAATCTGGAAAGACTGCCCGGCGGCATGGAAGTATGGCGACCCTCCGTCAAGTCCGGCTCTGGCTGATGGTATTGCCGCCCATGCCGCGATACTGGAACCGGAATCATTCTCGGCGCAGTTCGTTTGCGACATCGACCCAGAGCAATACCCCGGGGCGCTAGCCACGGCCAAGGATATGCAGGCCTGGCTAAAAGAGCGCGGAATCAAAGGCGCGTCCGGCAAAACCAAAGAAGAGCTGGCCGGAATGGTTCTGACTGCCGAGCCAGAGGCGCAAATACTGGACCGGATCATTGCCGCCCACCACTCCGAGCACGAAGGGAAAACCATCGTCAAACCCGCCACCTGGGCCATGATTGCCGCCATGCGCGAGGTGATTTTTAACGACGAGTATTACCGGGCAGCGTTTACCGGAGCAAATACTGAGGTAACAATTCAGCGCCCCGGTACAGGCGAAAAGTGCCGCATCGACTGCATAACAACCAGCGGCGGCGATATTTGGGACTACAAAACCACCATGAGCGCCCATCCCGACGAATTCGCACGGCAGGCCCACAACAACGGTTACTGGCTGAAAATGGCTTATCAGCGCGATCTTTTCGAGGCAGCTTTTGGGTATCAGCCCGATGTGGTTCTGTTGGCGCAATCCAAAAAGGCGCCATACATTCCGCAGGCGTATCGGCTGACTGACGAGCAGCTAGACGTTGGGCGCGAACAGTACCAGCAAGCACTGCGCATCTACCAGCGCTGCCAAGAGTCGGGCCGGTGGCCAGCGTATGGCGGCGGCGTTCAGGATCTGCCTACGCCGCAGTGGTTGGCTAGACAGTACGGGTTTGAGGATGACGAGGGTGTGGAAATTTCGTTTATAAATGACAATGATGGGGGTGAATAATGAGCCTACTACGACAAGCCGTGGCACCAAGAAGCGACCAGCTAAACGCGGACGATCTGGTGGGCACGACGAAAACGATCACAGTAACCGGTGTGCGCGTTGTTATGGGTGAGCAGCCGGTAACGATCAACTATGAAGGCGACAATGGCAAGCCATACAAACCGGCTAAGACGATGGCGCGTGTTCTGATGTTCGCGTGGGGTGATGATGAAACTCAGTGGGTCGGAAAGTCCATGACACTGTACTGCGACCCGGAGGTAACTTTTGGCCGTGACAAGGTGGGCGGTATTCGTATCAGCCACCTGTCCGATATTCGCGGCGATATGGAGGTTGTGATCACCAAGACTCGTGGGCGAAGGGTGCCGTACAAAGTGCGAAAGCTGGCCGGCAACGGTGGTGCATCGCTGGTGCAACAGTGGGCGCAAACCCTGCGTGACGCCAGCCTGACGGGCGACATGCAAAAACTGGTGGAGGCCTGGGGCAAGGTGCCAAAGAACCTGCAAGCGCAATTGGAGGCCGAAAAGGATTCCTGCAAGGCGGCGGTCGAGAAGATGGCTGCACAGAAACAGCAGTCGGAGCAGGATTTTAAGCCGGCGCATCAGGCTGAGCCGGTGGAAGGTGAGCAGGGTGATCAGGGTGAGGCATGGAGTTCGCAGCAGGCGTCGGACCAAACTCAGCTAGAGGAACAAAACCAGCCGCAAGCCGGGATTGAGGACTTTTAACCGTGAAGTTCCCCGAATGGCTGCCAGTGTTTGGTGACCGGTCCTTCCGGGGCCGGTGCCCTAGCGAGGAGGTAGAGCAGATCAACTTTTTCGCAGAACTGAAATACGGGCACCCAGACCTGGCGCGCCTAGCGATCCACCCCAAAAACGAAGGGAACCGCAACTGGATTCGCCAGCAGATGGACGCCAAAAAGGGTGAAATTAACACCGGGGCCTCGGACGTTATTATCCCGGGTGCGCCCGCCATGGTGGCCGAGCTGAAGCGCCAGGATCATACCCGGAGCAGGTGGCAGGATGGGCAGATAGATTACTTGGAGACTGCCAGGGATGCGGGGTGTTTTGTGTTTGTCGGCCTGGGATGTGCAGGAATGATTGCGGGCGTCGAGGCGTATTTACAGTTTTTATCAACCCTGCGTGAGCGGGAAAACAGTGGAGGCCAAAATGGCTAATAAAGTAGGCGTAAGTCTAAAAATTGACGTAAGCAAAATCGATAAAAATCGACTATTCAAAGGGCAGAAAGGCAACTACTTGGACGCGACCGTTTTTATTGATCTTGGTGAGGCCGATCAGTACGGAAACCACGGGATGATAACTCAGGACGTTACCAGGGAAGAGCGGGAACAGGGTGGCCAGGGGCCTATTTTGGGCAATTGTAAGGTGTTTTGGCGGGGTGAAGCCCATAGCCAGCAGTTTAATCCGTAGCAGCCCTCGCAAGAGCCACCAGCACCGGCTGGTGGATTTGACGACTTCTCGGATGACGTGCCATTCATGCGCCTTGGTCGCGAGCACGGGTTTTAACTGGTGGCGCACAACAAAAGAGGAAAGACCATGCAATACGCAGACTTAATAAACGCTCTGGCGGCTGAGATTCACCGCCAAAACGAGCAATGGTGGCGCGACCTGGAGACCGGGCAACCTATCAAGCGCAATGTGGGCGAGCTTATCGCCCTGATGCACTCTGAGCTTTCGGAGGCCCTGGAGGCTGACCGAAAGGGGCTGATGGACGATAAACTGCCACACCGCAACGGTATAGAGGTCGAGCTTGCGGACGCGGTAATACGCATCCTAGATGCGGCTGGAGGGCTTGGACTTGATATTGGTGGCGCTCTGGTTGAGAAGCTGGCGTACAACCATAAGCGGGCGGACCATAAGCCGGAGAACCGGGGTAAGGATGGCGGGAAGAAATACTAACTCACTCTACCCCCGCCGTACTGGTGGGGGATAATCAGGAGAATCAAAAATGAAATACACAGCAATTGAGCAGGCGGTAATTGAGCTGGATGGCGAATGGCCAGAGCCAAAGCGCTGGTATAGGGGTAAATTTCCAGAGGGCTGGCTATACGTAACGATTGGCGATGGAAATTTGCGCCGGCAAACTGCTTACCCTGGAGCATCTGATCATATCTGCACCTACTCCGAATTCATGGGAGCCCGCGCACGGCTGGAGAATAAGCCTACTAAGTGGCCATATGAAGCTAATTATCTTGCTCAGGATAGCGACGGAACATGGGAGTTTTACAAAGCGAAGCCAAGGGAGGGGGACTTGGTTTGGGGGCCCAGAGATATAGTGGCTCTAGAACCTCCTCCTGTCGGCCACGTCTTCGGAGACTGGCGCGAATCCCTAGAGCATCGCCCAGAGCCAACGTCTAAGCCCCAATGGGTGCCGGGGGAGACGCTGCCGCCTGTTGGAGCTTTCGTAGATGTTACCGGGGACGTTCAATACGGTTCAGGCGAAACGAACTGTGAGGTTGTAGCGCATGTAGAAACTTGCGCTGTTATCCGTATGAGCTATGGGCTTGGGTGTTTTGAGTCATATGTTTTGTCCCCAACAAAAACCGAACGCGAGCGGGTGATACAGGCGGCAATGAAAGCCGGTATGCGCGACGGCGGATACCACCTCCCCGTCGACTTTTGTGAAGCCCTTTACGACGCCGGAATGCTGGTAATGCCGGAGGGCGAGAAATGAGCTTCAAAAACTACAGACAGCAAAGTCGAGATGTTCAGTGGGGCTGCAACCAGGCAGGGAACTTAACTCTTGAGCAGATCAACGCTGGATCACTTTTGCGTATAGCTGATGCCACCGAAAAAATGTGCATGGACCGACAGAAGCTGGAGCGCGATTACAAGTACATGCGCGAAAGCCGGGATCGATACCTGCATTTGCTAGAATCTGAGCGCCGACGCAACTCCGCACTGCGAGGCGTTATCACTCGAATGAAGCGCAAGGCCAACCAGCGGGGAGATGCGGACCAATGAATCACTGGCACGACCACCTAGCCCACCAACTCTCCCAGCCAGCCAAGGAACGGCACTGGCCACAAGTGCCGGATGAACGGGGCGCTCCGATAGAGCCTGACGAACGCCTGATGAGAGCGTGGGGCCTGGCAGGAATAACAACCCCAAAACCTATAACAAAATGATATTTCATTGTTGGGGGCTTGGCGTGTATTGTTGGGTTTTTGTTGGAGAACATTGTGGAATATAGAGAGTTCATAAAACGGAAAGCGTTTCGTCAGATATCTGCGGGCTTCGAGTGCGGTGATTTAGATTACCCTCTTTTTGACTACCAAGAACCTATTGTTCGATGGGCGCTGAAGCGAGGCAAGGCGGCCATATTTGCCGATACTGGCCTGGGCAAAACCATAATGCAGTTAGCTTGGGCTGATCAAGTGGCAAAGCATGCATGCGGCCCGGTTTTGGTTCTTGCTCCGCTAGCTGTGTCGGAGCAAACAATTGAGGAAGGCCGCAAGTACGGGATTCACGTTGAGCGGGCAACACCTGGCGCCCCAATGTTCGGCCCTCACATAGTCATAACTAACTATGAGCAGCTGCACAAATTCAACCCAGATGATTTTCAGGGCTTGGTTCTGGATGAGTCCAGCATACTAAAAGGGATGGATGGTCGCCGAAGGAGGGAGATAACAGAGTTTGGGTTGCACATTAAATACCGTCTAAGCTGCACCGCCACCCCAAGCCCTAATGACTTTATGGAGTTGGGCACACAGTCAGAATTTCTTGGCGTTATGTCCCAAACGGAAATGCTGGCCATGTTCTTCATTCATGATGGTGGGGACGTTTCTAAGTGGAGGCTGAAAGGCCATGGCCAAGCAAAGTTTTTTGAGTGGGTGGCTACATGGGCGGTAGTGATTCGCAGCCCATCTGACCTGGGTTATGACGGATCATCCCATGAGTTGCCGCCCATTGTTTACCATTCTCACGTTATCGAGACCGAGCCAACTGAGGGGCTGTTCGTTGAGCCGGCTCAAGGATTGCAGGATCGCAACAGGGCGAGAAAAGAAAGCGTAGATGATCGTGTGGGAAAGGCCGCAGAACTCGCCTCAAAAATGGAAGGTCAGGTTCTTGTTTGGTGCCACCTGAACGACGAAAGCGAGAAGCTGACAGCCGCTATTGCTGATGCTGTAGAAGTGAAGGGGGCCGATAAGCCCGACCACAAAACCGAGGCTCTTATGGGCTTTGCTCGTGGCGATGTAAAGGTGTTGGTTAGCAAGCCAAAGATCGCCGGTTATGGCATGAACTGGCAAAACTGCCACCAGATGATCTTTGTCGGGCTTTCTGATAGCTGGGAATCCTATTATCAAGCCATTCGCCGATGCTGGCGTTTCGGCCAAAAGAACCCGGTCCATGTTCACGTAGTTTCGGCTGATACCGAGGGCGCAGTTGTCGAGAATATCCAACGCAAAGACCAGCAAAACGCCGTATTAGGTCAGCGAATGGTCGAGCACATGCGCACAGTAATGGACAGGGAGATATTCAGCGCAACAACAGAAAAAACAGAATATAACGCAAATCAAAAAATGGAGATTCCAGAATGGCTAGTGTAATTGACCAAGTATTGACGAACGACTATGCGGCGTATCACGCTGATACTGTAGAAGTGGCCATGGCCCTGCCGGATGATTCGGTTCATTTTTCGATATTTAGTCCCCCGTTCGAATCGCTTTACACATATTCAAACAGCGATCGCGATATGGGCAACAGCAAAGATTCCGGCGAGTTTTGGCAGCAGTACCTGTATTTGATCCGAGAACAATTTCGGGTTATTAAGCCGGGTCGCATTATCGCTATTCATTGCATGAACTTGCCTACTAGCAAACAGAATGATGGGTTTATCGGTATTAGAGATTTTCGCGGAGAATTAATACGAGCATATCAGAATGCCGGGTTTATTTTTCATTCTGAGGTGTGCATATGGAAAGATCCAGTAGTTGCCATGCAGCGCACAAAAGCTCTCGGGCTATTGCACAAAACCATCAAGAAAGACAGCTCCATGAGCCGTATGGGCATACCGGATAACATGATTATGATGCGCAAGCCGGGAGACAATGCTGAGCCAGTTAGCGGAGAGTTCACCTACTACGTTGGCGATCAGCCTGCGCCAGGGTTTAGGCGGCATGTTTGGAACGATGGGCGCGAATGCTGGACGGTTGAGGATGGTAGCCACAATACCAGTGTGGACGTCTGGCAGCGCTACGCATCGCCGGTATGGATGGATATAAACCAGACCGACACTCTTAATTTCAGGGAAGGGCGCGATAGCGACGATGAGCGGCATATTTGCCCATTACAGCTAGACGTAATCCAGAGGTGTTTGCAGCTTTGGAGCAACCCAGGAGAGGTGGTTTGGTCCCCATTCATGGGTATTGGTTCAGAAGGTTATATGAGCCTTAAAGCCGGACGCCGTTTTGTTGGCGCCGAGATTAAAGAATCTTATTTCAAGCTGTGCATGCGGAATTTAGAGCTTGCAAAGCACAGTCAATACGATCTGTTTTGAGGTGACTATGACCCCAGGCAGCGCCCAATTCCGCCGCGCCAACCGGCAACCAAGCTACCGCTGCATACCTCGCGATGAATATATCCAACGGGCGCACGAGTTTGCGCCCCGAGGCGAGCGGCTAGCAAAGAAGCTGGACTCTCAGAAGGTGCGCGCAATACGCGAAAACCGGCGCGGCCTGACAGATAAGCAACAAGCCGAGCTGTACGGCGTACACCCGAACATGATTTACAGGATTCGCAAGCGCCTGGCTTGGGCTTGCGTAAAATAGGTGACCCCCATGAGAACCAACCGCCACACCCCAACTTACACCATCGACCACGGCGCAGCGCGGTCTTTCCGCTACAGCGTAGAGCGAGCCATGCAAAACGAGATTAAGCACCTACGCGAGCAGTGCGCCCGGCTGGAGTCGATCAACGACCGGATAAGCATGGAGGCCGACGAACGGCGCCGGGTGTTCCTCAGGCACATCAAAGTGCTTGAGGATTCACTGCGCCGGAGCAGGCAGGACGTAAGGCAGAAGGCCGCACAATACGCCGTGGAGTATCTGCGGAGTGTTGGGCGGGCGGTTACGGTTGAGGAGGTTTTGGGGGCGGCTGGGGCGGCCGAATGGTTATAACCCACCATAAAACTATAACTATAAAGTATTAGACGCCAGAATATAAAAGCCCTATAGTTGAGGTTCAGTTAACGGCATCGAGGAACACCAATGACACCACTACAACAACTAAGGCTCGACATGAGCAAATATAGCGGCGAGGCCATTGCCAGGGCCTCTGGAGTACACGGTCACACTGTGCGGGCGATACAGTGCGGTAGGAAGGAAAACCCGCAGTTGCAGACGTTGGAGAAGATTCGCAAGGGGTTGGATAAGTTGGAGCGGGAGGGCGCGAAATGAGCGGGGAAACTAAGTGGACGCCGGGGCCTTGGGTGGCAGACGGTTTTTTTGTGTCATCGAACTCGGGCTGTGCTGTTGGCCATGACATCGTGTCTGCCTGCGGGACAGTCGGGAGGCCAGATTCGGAGACGGAGGCTAACGCACAACTCATTTCCGCTGCGCCGGATCTGTATGCCTCGCTAGAGGAAGCTAGGGGGACTATCCAAGCGCTCATTGACGAGGGATATACCGGGCACGTTGATCAGCGGGGACGAATTGACGCTGCCCTAGCCAAAGCCAGAGGTGAATCACAATGACCGAAAACAGCATGGTAATCGGCGCCCAAGACGAATACGACGATCTTTGCCGGGAGGACCCAGCCGCAGAGGCGCTATGGGATGCTCGAGTGATCGAATTCCAGCGGGAGTTGTTGAACAACATTGAGGCAACACCCGCGGATCACGACTGGGACGACCTGGCCGTTCTAGTGTATGAAGACGAGGAGTTTCCATCGGCGCTGTTCGAGGCTCTGCACAGTAACCCAGAGCTTAAAATCTCTAAAATCATCCGCCAAAAA